AGATAAGATAACAGCACTGAAAGATAAAATAATAGGTGAACAGTATGATTATTATAGGTTTAGATATGATAAAGTATTGACACCAGCGGAAGTAAAGAGCTATTATTTACCAAAAGACCCTAAAATACTAAATATAAACAGATTGTTAAGACAACAACAGTGGAGAATTGACTTCTTTGAAATGTGCTATAAATCTATTAATAGTATGGGGTGGAATATGAAATCTTATCTGCAAGCCCTAAAGGGTGGACTATAATTGGTTAATATTATAAAACATGACAAATTACATATAAAAATTGACACCTTAGATGCTGAATATATACGGAATGTAAAGGAACATTTTACTGAGTATGTTGAGAACTACATGCATATGAGCAAGTATAAATCAGGCCAATGGAATGGTAAAGTGTGCTTGTTTAATAATAACAAAACTCTTCCTTATGGATTGCTCACTGACTTGATGGCGTTTCACAAAAAGAACTACCCTAATAAGAAACTGAATATATCATCTGATGTACTTGCCATTTTTAAAGGTAATCCTATCAAATTAGCATATAAACTAAAATATAAACCACATGATTATCAGATGGATTGCATAGAAGCTGCCATAAAATACAAGAGCGGAATTATAGTTAGTAGTACAGCCTCTGGAAAAAGTTTAATGATATCATATATTTTACAAAACCTAATGGCTAATAACATAATAAAAAAACCAATAATCATTGTACCCTCCACCGGACTTGTTGAGCAATTTTTTGATGACCTGATTGACTATGGCATCAATGCGAATACCATTGGTCGAGTATACAGCAAGTGCAAGGAAACAACATATGATATGCCTATAACAATATCAACATGGCAGACATTGCAAAATAAAAAGACTATATTAGCTAATTATGATTGTGTTATTGTTGACGAGGTGCATGGTGTCCGTGGATTGGAATTGCGGGAGATATTAAAGCATGCTACCAACGCAGAATATCGTCTTGGTTTTACTGGTACCATGCCCACTTATCAATTGGAAGTACTCAATGTGAAATCATATCTTGGTCCTATTTTACGAACATATACAGCTGGTTGGCTAATGGAACATGGATATATAAGTAAGTGTAATATAAATACATTTGAGCTAACCTATAAAAATGATTATGATGGTACATATAATGAGGTAAAGGATGAGGTATTTAATAACAGTTTCAGAATGAATATAATCAAAAACATTGTACAAGACCTTGATAGTAATGTGCTTTTACTTGTTGGTAAGGTTGAAAAGGAAGGCAAGGTACTCAAGGAATATTTAGATAGACATATACAAGGCAAGGAAGTCATTTTCCTATGGGGAGATACAAGTGTGGAGGACAGGGAGTTCTGGAGAAAAGAGTGCGGAAACAGGACGGATGTTGTCATCATAGCCACATATGGTATATTTCAGTTAGGGGTGAACATTCCCTCACTTAAATACATTGTACTTGCGTCACCCTTCAAAAGCAAAATACGTGTGCTACAATCAATAGGAAGAGCATTAAGAAAGCACGCCAACAAAGTATTGGGTGCCACAATATTCGACATTATAGACCATGTTAAGTACTTAGAAACACATGGCGATAAAAGAATGCGTTATTATAACAGTGAAGGATTCGACACAACAGAATACAATTTAAATGAAAGTTAAATCAATCCTTTTTCCTTTTTATATTCTTCTGGATTCTTCTTTCTCCATTCTTTCCAGGACTTAATATATTTACCAGTGATTAATATTAACCATATTGCTGCGTATACCATTATTACCTTAACATTGCTATCAGATATACCATTAGCCTTCATCATTTTATCTAATTCAAGCCATACCATTAATGCAGGGTAAAAGGCTAGGGATGGAAATGCTTCCTGCTTCATCAGGTCCCAATAATGGGCAAAATCTTCATTCAAGTCTGCGTTTTCCATGATATGCATATAATCAATCTGTTTCAGTGATTTATAATGTGTGCCCATTCTTCTATTGATTATATCAAGGGCATCATCCTCAAGTACATTATTCTGGATGATATGTGAAAAATCGTCCCAGTTGGATTTAAGGAATTTTTGTATTGATTTTGCTGACTTAGATTTAACTTTCTTTAATGCATCTGAAAATATATCCTCATTTAATAGGCGTGATTCGAGTCTCATTTTTATTCTTCCTTAGTTTTTTATTATCGACCCACATCACATGTTTCTTAGCATATTTATATAAACGTCCATCATTAATACGATTCGTTTTAATCATATCACATGTATTTATGTTTTTGTATAACATTTTATTACTATTATATATTGCAACAACTGATTCTCTTTCCGACAATGATATTATATATATACCTTTAACATCATTAATTAAAACCCAATCACCCTGCTTTACATCACATCTTCTCTTTAACAGGTCTCGAAACGTTGGCATTTATTTCTCCTTTTCTATAATTATATGTTGTATATTATTGTTTGATATGTAATGGTTAGACATATATTCATTATCATCACAATAATCAATTATAAAATTAGATACAGCGTGTAATGTTTTATCGTATTGAAATTCTATTTGATTTTTTTCATGTATAATTGTGATTGTGTTGTCGGTAAATGATTGTAAATTGATTTCAGTATTACGCTTAGCTTTAATGCTTGATTCTATTGACTTTTTATCTAACGGGGATAATTTTACATTGCTTTCAAGCAGTAATTCAATAGATTCATCCATCGGTGTATGTAAATATTCTGTTATTTTACTCATATATATACCCTCCAAGACAAAACACCTTTATGTTATTTATACAATAAAGGTGTTTTATTTGGATTATAAAAATACACGTTCCTCATTAATTTCGTCTAAATAATCAATGAATTCAGGTGTACCTTCTCCCATTATTTCCAATACTGAATGTTCTTGTGCCGTCATGTCCCTGTAACCTGCATAGGTTCTAACCTTCCCCATTGCATATAATTCAGTATTATCCAAATCATCATATTCCGTGTACTCCTTATAGTACAAATCATCTTCGAGGTCTAATTCAGTATCAAAGTCAATTATATTTCCAAACGATTCATCGTCCATGACTGTTCTATTCCTGGATTTATAAGATTCTATCATTGCATCAATTTCATCTATATCCAATTTACGGCTGTTATTACGCTTATTTACTCTATCTTGCAGGTACTTAGACATACTATCCATTGGAATTGTGTTAACCGGATAATGTTGTTTTATTTCACTTATTTTTTCATCAAGTTCAGTTTGAAATTTATCATCATTCATGGACACCTCAAAATATGGTTTAATATTCGCTGGTACAATGATATATGAGCCACATTCTGTTATTGTCCTTACCTGCCCTATCATGCCCTTATGGGTAACAAGTAACGATACATCATGATTTTTATTTACACCATCATGGTCTATTCCAGAAAACCTCAATGACATGTTATGATGGGAGTGAAGTATACCTATTATTGGTGTAGTTATCGTATCACTGGAATCGACATGAACATCAACACCTGTAACCACCTGTTTCGGTATATATAAATCCTTGACAATATAACTATTATCATTAATAGTACCTGTAATATAAGCTAACCATTCAAGGGAAGGAAATTTTTTCATCAATATGTCTATCTTATACTTGACCAGGTCTGATATATATACATCGATTTCTTTTGGTGATTTGCTACAGGCCTCAACATACTGAATTTCATCATTTTCCCAATATTCATCTTTATCAATCTTATTCATCACAATTTCCTTTCTTTGTTTGTTTGGCTATTATATAACACACATCATTTAAAAAGTAAAGACATCCATTATATCCAATGTAGCTGCCTTTTCCCAGGATTTCAATATCTTAGCCACGGTAAGTGCGGCAACTGTTATAGCGGGAACACACCAAGATGGTGTTACTGTATATCCATCAACCGATTCACCCCATTCAGCGACACTATTGCTGATTGATATATGCGTACCGTCATATCCTGCCTTCACATAGATGGCGCCTTTATTTTTTGCTATTTCCTGTATCTCCAGTTGTGATGCAAAATTATCAGTACAGTCAACAATATAATCACTATCCGTATACAATGTTTCCTTAAAACGATAAGGCAAGACATAGGTTGAGCAGTTAGGACGTAATTGATTTATCACCTTTTTGACAACACCGGCTTTATTCATACCAAGGGTTTGCATAGGCAGGTCAAGTCTATTAAGATTTGTTTCCTCAATAACATCAGCATCATACAAATAAAGTTTTTCGACACCGGACATAGCGAGTAGTTTTGCTACCCAATAACCGATTCCCCCACAACCGACAATACTTACGGTAATATCAGTATTCAATTTAAATGCTTCTTGTCTATCATAAATACCCATTTTTCTTATCCTTTCTTGTTATGAACCCCAAACATCAAGTTCATCTGTTGCCCCGATTCTTGGTGCTATTCGGGAATCTACATTGCTTACCTCACCATCTACAATATTCCTGCGTAATGTGGTAAACCTCGGTAATCCTGCCGGTGCTCTCATTGCCAGTGACATTGAGTTAACGTTTTCCAGGACCGATATAGCTTCATCCGCTACTGCTATAATATCATCAGGTGTTTCCCATGTAACTGGATGTTTCCAATTACCCCAACAATCAGGACCAGACTGATGGTAATGATCAAAATATCTCAAATCCATAAATTTACGTGTTGATACTCTGGTAATTTGGGACCCAGTTGTATCTATTTTAATAATGATAGGTGTTATCATTTTTTTAACAATGGTTTCCTTTAAAGGTTTACCATCAACAAATTTGGGATTAAACATTCTGCGAACATACCAGGAAATACTCCCAGCGCCACTACTACCCTTTGAAATTGATAATCCTTTGGTTGCATGGTCTAAACTAACATCAGGCATGGATACAAGTGTTTTAAGACGCGTATCCACTTCATTTTCTTTACGCCTATATTCACTTTTAATAGAATCAATGACACGTTTATATTCAATCATTTTTTCATTAACAAAGGTAGATACTTCTGATAACCTTTCATTAACCTTTTGCTTGTATTCATTCTTAATATCAGTAAGGTTATCGGATATATCAATATCCTCTACCTTTTCAAGGCGACAAACATGTCCACCAATACGAAGCGTGATGTTCTCAAGATTGATATCACTGGAACCATTTTGTAAATCACCCAATTTAAGAGTAATATCATCTTGTATTTTAGTAAGTTCGTCCATTACATTCTCCAATCAGTAAAAATGTAGTGACCGATTCAATAAACGGCCACTACAATGTGTCAATTAATAACTTGAAATCAGCCCGGATTATTCTACGCCCGGTACATCATAGGGCAGTACTTCTATTCTCATGCCTGCCACTATAAGTTCAGGTGCTTCACTGGGCTTAATTTCTTCACCGTTAAGGATAACTCGGAACTTGCCGAATCCCGCATCGAATGAACATTCCTTGATTGCTTCCTTGAATGAATCACCTACTTCAGGATATATATCCTCACCATTTACACGTATTGACGGCAGATTTACATCGTTATCCTCGGCCGCTCCCCAAACATCTGCTGACCCACTCCATACTTCTTCACTCATGTTACATTACCTCCTCTTTCAAATTTGTTTAACTTCGTTTAACTTCGTTTAACTTCACTCAATGACTACATACTAACACTACCGCTATCCAATGTCAACATTTATTTTCTATAAATCCGATTTTGACATTAAATAATATTTTTCTGAATTATCTGTATTGGTTACATACATCATACCGAGTCTTTGTGCTTCCAAATAAGCTAAGTTGATATGAAAATCATCTATGCCTGTTATCGCCAATACATTCATCAGATTAATAATATTTTTGTAATTAAAACACATGGATAAATCAGGCATTTCAATGTTACCCATATTAAAGCTAAAACCATTTGAACTTCTATTGGTCTTATCCATTGTTTCCATATATATCGTATTATCTTTTATTGTGATATATATTTTACCGAAACGTGACCCTATTTTCTTTATCTTATTGAAACCATTAACAAAATTATCATCTATGGCCAGTTCTGTGAAATATTCTATACCGGGCTTTACATCTTCACGATTAAACACTTTAACTACTATCGGTGAACAGAAAAATATATTTGAACGCTGATTATCCGATTTAAGTATAATTTTCTCTTTCTTGATTTCAATATCAGCTTGTTCACTGTCTATCAAGGCCAGATAAGGTTTAATTGTGTTGATTGGGTCAATGAAATTAAACTGTATTTCATCATGCTCCGATGTAATAGGCATAACATCATTTTCAATATCAAGGAACACAATGGCGTCCTCAGATGAATTGAATATTTTAGTTGCTACCTTATCCTTATCGAAATTCAACTGGACTGTTTCCAGTGTAAAATCTAATGTAGCTTTTCTAATAACATCTGCAAATTTATTAACATTAAGTATCATATTTTATCCTCGTTTATATTTTTACTTACTATAACACATTTTATCGGTTAATGTAAAATTATGAAATATCTTTTTTAGGATGACAAACAGAATCAACACCATACCAGTCTAATGTTTTCTTTATCGGTCCTCCAACGCCTCGGATAAACCCGATAATCATTTCAGCCAGTAAAAAATCGGGCATATCACATTCATTTTCAATAGAGTGTGAATTTAATAAATCTGCCAATTCTCTTTTGAACTGTTTATTAAAAGGCTCAACTTTATCTACACCATATTCCACTGTATTATCCCTAATATCCTCAATATTATCCATAATATTCTCCTTTATATCATTTTTAAATATATCATTGCTTCTCTCTTTGATATATCTTTTTCTTGCATCAACTCTTTAATAACCTTATCTTTTTTGATATCTTCCTTGTCTTTTTTCACCCATTTAATATATCTCTTACCTTTTGGTACCTTATTAAAGTAATACTCATATATGGCCTTTGGTGGTAAACGAAATATGGATTCATTAATATTATTAACCATATCAATAAGTTTAGAGTCATGAGATAACCATACAGATATCATGTATATACTGGCAGCCTTAGGGTCATAGTCATGGTCATATTTTTTATAATATATCTGATTTAAGAATGTGAATATATTTACTGGTTTATCTGCCATTATATGTACCCATTTTTCATACATTTAATAACCATTGCCATGAAATTTATTTCCTTGATGGCGACAATAGAATCTTTATACATATATTCACCAACATTAATAATAACATCTCCTGGAGACTTGAATCCATCACAATTGTCATATAAATATCTGTATAACTCAACATAATCAATAGAGTTACTTCTTAATGTTTTTCTTATTTCATCAACATCACCTTTTAATATCGATTCCCTTATTATATTAAACACACCATTAATCTTTTCGACTGCTATGGAATCAAGAATACCATCAACCGTGTTAAGCTGTATGGTATTGATTATCTTACGGATGTCAGGGTATAAATTCTTGATTGTACTAACAATTGCCGATTTGTTTCTCACCTCTACCCTTTCTGCGGCAAGTATTTTCATACAATGTAAGAATATGTCCTTTGCTGGTGGATTGGATATTTCAATCACCTGACATCGGGATTTTATTTCTGGTATTATCAAATGTTCATAATTCGCCAGTAATATAAATCTCGTTATACCATGCACATCCTCCATTAACTGTCTTAACATTTTTTGTGCACCGGACTGTCCCATAGATAGAGCATCGGCTTCATTTAATACCACAATTTTGATATCTGTTGAACCAAGGGAGGTAGCAAAACTTTTAACTTTGGTCCTGAGATTATCAATACCTGTTTCATCGGAAGCATTAATTATCATATGGTCCAGTCCGGTTTCTTTAAGTAAAATATTAACAAATGTTCCTTTACCTTGACCCGGTGTGGAATAGATAAGTAGGTTGGGTAACTCCTTGATAATCTTCTTAAACTTACCCTTAACAGACTCATTAAGAATCATACCATCCAGTTTATCAGGAGAGTGCTTAAACGTCCATATATCAGTACTCAATTTATTACTCCTTAACATTCAGAACTTCTTTGAGTTTGGATGACATCTTAAATTTCACAACTTTCTTTGCCGGAACATCTACTGCTTCGCCGGTCTTCGGGTTTCTTGCTACTCTTGCATCACGGTCGGCAACCAAAAAGGTACCGAGGCCTGAAAGCGCCAACTTACCCGATTCCAATAGACCATCTACCATAGCATCAACCACAGTAGATACCACAATATTGGCATCATTCTTGGTCATATCAATCGATTCTGCAATTACATTAACTAAATCTGACTTGTTCATTTTAATCCTCCTGTTTCATTATTTTTTACTTATTATAATACATATACTTATAATTGTAAACGTGGACAGCAAAATTGTGATATTTATTCATGTTACCACCTTATTTCTTTGTGCTTTTTGATTCTTTCCATTCTTTTTTGGAGCAATAGGTCCAAGTTTCATTGTCCACCATCATAGTGGCCTTCTTGTTACTTACTCTTTTTATTGTACCACCAGCATTAATTATTGTCTTCATTTTTGTCCTCCCAGACTCTTTTAATTTTGCAACGTGTTAATATTGTTTGTTTTGTTCCCTTGTAATCCTTATGCTCTTTAATAGTGGCTTTTCCTACATAATTACCCAAGGTGAACGCTCCGGTGTTCGTGGTCCACATGGCTACATTACCATCTGATGTTCTGAATTTATGCATGGACACTATACCGAAATGGTTATCAAACTTATATACTGCTTCCAGTGTCATGTAAACATCAATTCTTTCCTTGACTTCACCAAAGTACTCAGAAACAGGCAAACTCTTTTTTACTTTATTTTCTTCCAGTGTTTTTCTGTATGATATAACAATAGAAGCTATAAGGTTAGATGATTTCCATGTAACATAGTCATTCTTAAAGGCTATTGAAATGTTACGATAATAATCATTAGTTAAATCAAGGGTCTCTACCCACTCATGAATCTTTTTGATTTCTCCCATATATTTTGTTCGTATATCTTTTTCACTGTCCTTGGCTTTAAGGTCAAAATAGTCAGAAAAAACAGAATGACCAGTAGCATCGATATATTCATCTTCACGTGACATTTTAGCTGATACATATTTATACAGTGTTATATCACTAATAACATACGACAAAAATACATCAAGATTGATAACTGGCTCATAATGTTTTCTTTTAGCATCGTCATTATCATAAGAACCGTTCATGAATTTTTCAAGTACTTCAGCATGATACATCAAATACGAAGCGTCAAATCCTAAATAGTTACGAATACAAGTACTTCCTACCTGTATCGTTTCCTTGGTGTCCTCATTATATACTAGAAACAACTTTTTTCTTTTACGATTTGTTTTGCAATGCTCACAGAAGGTATTAGGAACACTGTATCTTTCAGGAATTTTAACATCATCCCTTATTTTAAGAACAATGTTACCATTAGGAGTAGACTCTATGACGGCCAGAAAACTCCAGCCTTTAAGTGATACCGTAGTCGATTCAAGAATAAAATCAACCACTTCAACTTCGATATCTTTGAATTCGTCTATTTCGGGAACGAATATTGTGTATAATTTCTTGTAAACATCCGATGTAATATATTCAATACCTTCAACATTAAGCGCCTTGGCTTTTTTGTTGATTTTATTGATTCCCCTAAGTGCGAGACGTTTATTTACCAAAGGAATTGTGTATGTATCGGACATCACTCTTACCTCACTTTCAAGAATAATATAACATTAATTAAATTTATTGTCAAGTTTTTTTCATATCAATGCTAAATGTGATATAAATATAGGTGAAGAAACAAGGAGGTGAAAACATATGCCATTTGGAAATGGAACGGGACCAGAAGGAATGGGTCCAATGACAGGCAGACAGTTAGGTAATTGTGTCGGTCAACCACAAAATAATACACCAGTACGTGGCCAGTTACTCGGTCGTGGACAAGGAGGTATAGGTAGAGGACAAGCATCAAATAGAGGTATTGGCATGGGCAGAGGAAGGTGGATGAATAGAAATACCATGAAAAACATCTAAAACATAAATTTACCATGTATAATAAAACTATACACGAAAAACTTATTGTAATATTAAGCAGTTGAATATTAAGGTAACCCTTCTTAGGGAAACATAAGTGATATGTAATTATTATATATGGTATTTTTTATTCTAACCATGGAAATTCTAACATACCATTTTTCTCCATATAATAGGAAAAATTCTAACATAACATATCAATACATGTTCAGGAAAAAGGAAAGGAAAAAGGAAAGGAAAAAGGAAAGGAAAAAGGATCATTCTCTCTTTCCGCGGTACAGCATTATTTTAACACAGAAATTGGATATTGTAAACTTAGAGCAAAAATAAATATTGCATTTACAATTAGTATTATATATGTTAGAATTTCACATTATAAGTATTTTGAGGTGTATTAATGAATGAAGCAGATAACAACGAATTGTCCGAAATATTTGATATGACTGATGTTATGGTAGAAGCAGAAAACATACCACCGGATAATATAACACCAGAAGAATCCGCAACAGAAGACCCAGATGTTATATTACAGACCAATATAGATAAAGCTAACCTGGTATTAGATAAAATTATTTCGGATGTTGATAGAGGACTAACCGTAGGTATGGTAGAGGCCACAGCATCAATAATAAATTCAATAACTAATGCAGTCGATAAAATGTACGCTGGTTCATTTAATTTTGAGAATGTTCAGATTAAGAAGCAAATGGTTGAATTAGAGGGAAAGAAGGTATATATTAAGAATAAAGCACTTGAAATGAAAGGACAGGGTGTAGGTGGTGGTAGTGTACCAATGAAGCAGGAGAACATTCTAATAGCGGATAGAGAAGCGGTAATGGCATTGTTTAAGGATAAAGATGTGGTTAAACGTATCGAGGAATCAATAAAAGATAAACTGAAAGGAAAGGAAGAAGTATAATGGCTGATGAAAAAAAGGCAAAAAGACGAATTTCGGATTTAACATTAACATTAATCGTATTTATTATAGGACTATCTATTATGGCCGCAACAGAACACATTAAATATACTAATCTTATTAATAAATGTAATCAATACGAAAAGGTACTGGCTCAGAATGAACAAACCTTGAATCAGATAGAAAATGACTATAATAAAAACATAACAAATTCTATAATACGATTAAACACAAAACTTGATCCTGTTCTTGTTACTCAATTACAGAAATCAATCAAAACATATGCAAAGGAATATAATTTACCTCCAGAACTTATTATTAGTGTGATATACAGAGAATCAACATTTAAGCCAACAGCTGTTAGTAAAGCTAAATGTCTTGGATTAACACAGATTAATCCAAAGGCACATCCTGAAAAAATCAAAGCAATGGGTATAAAATACAATGAAATATTCTACATTGATAATAATGTACATTTAGGTTGCTGGGTACTCAGGGAATACATAGACAAGTATAAAAGTGTTGATAAAGCATTAAAAAAATATGTTGGCGGCAATTTAAATGGTTATGTCAGTGATATACTCAAAACATATTCCAATTTAATGGTAAAAATATAGCTAACTATTCTAAATAGGTGGCATGAGTATACGATATAGTGAATATGTGAAGCGACCGCTTGAAGAACACGGTTACTTACCAGAACAAATATTAGAGCTATCTAAATGTTCTAATAATATCAAGCCCTTTCTGAAGCACGTGAGAATTATTCATCCTGACCGTGGTAAAATCGAATTCAAACCTTACAAATTCCAGAAAACAATCTTAAAAACAGTCAAGGAAAACAGGTTTACCGTTGCATTATGTAGCAGACAGTCAGGTAAAACTACTGTGGTGTCTATCTATGCCTTGTGGTATGCTATCTTCCATGAAAACAAGAATATTGGTATTGTTTCAAATAAAGAAAAATCCGCTATAAGTATACTTACCAGACTGAAGGAAATATATGAAGAACTGCCTGTTTGGTTGAAACCTGGTGTAAAGCAATATAACAAGATGTCAGTACACTTTGACAATGGTAGCAAGATATCAGTCTCAGCGACATCTGCTGATGCCTTCCGTGGTGAGCCAATGAATCTTTTGCTTTGTGATGAGCTTGCCTTTGTTCCTAAGGGAATAGCAGATGATTTCTGGGCAGCTAATTATCCAACAATATCAGCATCAAAATCCGCAAAGATTATAATAATATCCACGCCTAATGGAATGTTCAATTTATTTCATAGGATATTCAGTGAGGCCGATAATAAGATTAATGATTTTATTGCTTTAAAATTTACCTGGAAAGCAGTGCCTGGACGTGATAAAGCATGGGCAAAACAGCAGTTGAAAAATATAGGTAAAGTCAAATTTGCTCAGGAATTTTCCTGTGAGTTTATAGGGTCAACCAATACTGTTATCGATTCAGAGGTATTAAGTGTATTATTCACACAATATCAAGAGCCTATTTTAATTGAACTTGAGAATAAATTCCGCATTTATGAAAAACCAATTGAACATACTCAATATTTAATTGGCGTAGATGTTGCCAAGGGTACCGGTGAGCATTTTTCTACAATGCAAGTACTTAAAGTAATAAATTTAAATCCAATAAAACTGGCACAGGTTGCAGTATACGAAAGTAATCTGATTGATGTGTATTCGTTTACTGATATTATACATAGAACAGGTATATTTTATAATAACGCTTATGTGATAGTTGAAAATAATGCTGAAGGGGCAGCTGTTGTTAATAAATTATGGTGGGAATTAGAATACACTAATATGGTTAACAGTGGAAGTAAAATAAGTGACCTTGGAATCCGTGCAACTAAAGCCACAAAACCAAAAGCAGTACTGTTAATGAAAAAACTCATTGAGGATAACAATTTAAGCCTAATTGATTTAGAAACAATAAACCAATTAGGCTCTTATATAGAAAAAAGTAATAAAATGTATGGCAAAGATTTAGATGATGACCTTGTTTCAGGATTATACTGGTCAACATATATATTCTTAATGGATATACTTGATGAAACAGTATCACTTGAAACAAAAAGTGTAGATGATGAAGGTTGGGGCCTATTGTCCAGTGTTACTATAGAAGAAGACAATTTTGATTGGCTCCTTGAAATAAATAATTAAGCCTCTACCAAATAAGAATGACCATTATACTCAACCTCAAAATATTCATTCGTTGCGATATTATCAGCAATGCCTTCCCAATTAATACTAATATGGTCTTTTATGAAATAAGGCACATTCTCTAATATGTCATGTATATATTCATCATACTGGTCCTTAATAACATCATCAAAATAAAAGGAGTTAATTAATTCTCCGTCATTTTTCCATGTAGGAGAGTCTCTTATTTGTTCTTGGAGTTCAATCAATTCATCATATTCATCTTTGTTTTCTTCATTCCAATCATATATCTTTTGTTCTTTCTCATTCTCAGTGCAATCCATACATTCCTCGTTAAGTTCCTCCAATTCATCGTCCAGTTCATCTATCCTGTCAATAATATCACTAACTTGTATGCGTCCGTTTACTGGTTTTATCATAATTATTCTCCTTTATTATAATTCCATTTGTCTTAAATATTCTGATTTACCACATTTCGGGCAAACAGTTACATAGGAATAGGACGCACCCAACGGGGTCTGCTAGCTATTACGTTTATATTTCAAAACTTCCTATTATGAGCAGCATCACCTATGTAATTTTGGCTTCCTTCTTAACTCACTTTCAAGTACAATATAACAGGTATTATATGATTAGTCAAGAATATAAATTCCTATGCCTGAGGTGGTAATATCATGCATCATGTCATCTATGGGTTCGCCATCAAATTTAACCAAAAAGTATCTACCCCATCCATTGGATATTTTTTCGACTATTGTTCCTTCAGCTTCACAAAGGCCAGAAACAGGTGCTTGTCCCGGTCCTGTTACCATGGCTACCCTCTGTCCGATTTTTGTTTCATTAAATTCTTTATCAGTCAACATGTCTCTTACCTCACTTTCAAGTACAATATAACATTATTACTTTATGGTGTCAACATTTTTATTGACATTTCATTCTCTCCTTTACTTACCAAATAGTAACTGGCCTTCATTTATACCTTTATCAGAAATAACCCAACCAAATTTTTCATCAGGTTCATAATTCTCAATTAACCCTTTTTTCTCCAGAGAGGACATCAACCCAGCGGCCTGATGCTTACCAAATCCATCATCGGTTAAATCCTTCTCATTGAACCATGAACAATTATCATTCAGAAGGTCTTTTGGTTCGTCACCACCCATTTGGCGTAAAGCCTGTACCATGATTGCCTTAAATGCCTTGGTTTCTTTTTCAGTTAATTTCATGTCTCTTACCTCACTTTCAAGTACAATATAACATCTATATTATAATTAGTCAATAAAAATGTTTTGTAAAGTATAAATACATATAGAATATTACTGATTTTTCAATAAGGATTAAACTATGAAAAAAGAAGATTTGATAGAAAAGGTATTACGTAGACTTGGATATCCAATGGTAAAGGTCGAATTAGACAACACACAGATAATTGACCACATTGATTATGCAAGGCAGCAATACATTAAATGGGCCGTAGGCAATGCAACCAATGAAGTATATTTTACTGTAATGTTATCAGGCGGACAGGCAGAATATCAAATGGATAGTGGTGTGGTCAGTGTCCTTGGCTATGAGTCCAATCAAACAGGTAGTGTCAATACATTATTCACCATGGAGAATTTCCTTAACTCAAGAGGTGCGTATGATGCGCTAAAAGGTGGAGATTCATATTCACTTGTCTCATATCATTTAGCAAGGGATTTTCTTGATACGGTTAGGAAATATGCAGTAGATTCATATACATTCGTGTACCATAAATATACCAATAAATTAGAGATAAAACCAACGCCTCCTACTGGCTACACACTAACTATAGATGAAGTTAATTATGATTCACCTGGGTTCATCCTGGTGAGAGCCTATGAGGTGGAAGGTGACACAACAGATATATATGGCGAACCGTGGATATTGGATTATGTTACGGCATTGAGTAAAATGACATTGGGTAGAATAAGAATGAAGTTCGCTAATTTCGGCTCAATAGGTAATAGTGGAATATCAATGGATGGAGATGCTCTTATGTCTGAAGGAAAAGAAGAAAAGGAACGATTGGATGAACAGCTCCGAGAGGAGGAACCTGAACAGGGGTACGATATTTCCATAGGTTACTAAGTATTTGATATTAAAGGGCATTTTGATTATGAGATTCGAAAAATATTTACAAGAAAAATCTTAAAGGAAATTAAATGACAATAAAGAATCCACTATCAGGCTTTAATAAACCGGGATGGGAACTACATGATTTACATGGCAATCCTGAGCATGACTTAGCTAAATCGGTATCAATGGAATTCTGTGATATCGCTGGTGTTCAAATATCATATTATAAGCGTGATGCAGATATTGAGGATTATGATGTACTGTATGGCGAGAATGAGCATATAGGATTCCATGACCCTATAACAACCAAAGTAATATATGAAGTAGACCAAGAGCCTAATATCTATAGTGTTTTTGGTATGTATGGCGAAGATACT